ACGTGGACGGTCACGTAAAAAACGATGATCCAAATCGAATCCCCAAAGCTCGGCTTGATCAGGAAATTGAGAAGCGCAAGGCCGGTGATGCTGCCTTGAAAGAAGTGGCCGACAATTTCGTGGAATCCATCCCGGAAGATATGCGGGGTCTGCTTCCCGATCTGCCCCCGGCAAAGCTTATCAAATGGATTCAACAGGCCAATCAAAAAGGGCTGTTCGATTCCAAGTCCAGGGAACCGATCGACACTAAGAAGCCAGGGGATAAAGCCCCCAAGGACTTCGAAAACATGAGCCCCCAGGCCATCATGTCCCAGGGGTACAAAACAAAATAGGAGAATAAAACATGCTTACACTACTTGAAGCTGCAAAACTGGTACAGGACCCCTTGAAAAAGGGTGTGATTGAATTATTCCCCCGGACTTCCCCAGTGCTGGAAAGGCTCCCGTTTTTCAATGTGAACGGGCAGGCGTACAAGTACAATGTCGAAGAGACATTGCCGGGCATCGCCTTCCGTGGAATCAATGAAACATATACGGCTGATACCGGCGTGGTCAATCCGGCCGTAGAGAGTTTGTTCATACTCGGCGGATTGTCGAAAGTGGACCGGGCATTGGTCAAGACCCAAGGCAACATCAACAATCTTCGCTCCATTTACGATGGCATGAAGGCCAAGGCCGCTGCCCTCACCTACACCGATAAATTCTTCAACGGAGACAATTCCAGTTCCGCTAATGAGTTCTCAGGACTCAAAGCTAGGCTCACCGGGTCCCAGGTAATCGACATGGGCTCCAGTGACGGCGGGGATACCCTCACTTTAGCCAAACTGGATGAGCTACTTGACGCTGTCCAGGGTTCCCCGGACGTGATCTTCTGTAACAAAACCATGCGCCGGAAGATCAGCTCCCTTGTCCGGGCTGCCGGTAAAGCCATTGAAACGGTGAACGATGCTTTTGGAAGACAGTTGGCCGCCTTTGCGGGCATCCCCCTTGCCATCATTGAAGAGGATAAGGACGGAAACCCGATCTTACCTTTCACCGAACCCGATCTTGATGACGGGGATCAGACCGTTACTTGTTCAATTTATGCCTGCCGTTTCGGCCTGGCTGAATATGTTAGCGGGCTCCAGGCCGGGAATATGGATGTTCTTGATCAGGGTTTGGTTAATGTACACTTCCAAACTTTGATTGAGTGGATTTGTGGCCTCGGTGTTTTTCATCCGAAAGCTGCCGCCCGTCTTCGTGGGATCAAAAACGCTTAACCGATAATCCGAAAATATAGGAGATAATATCATGCGTGATTATGACTTAAAGATGAAAGATGCGGGGCTTGTCGCTGCCGATGCTGCCGGGACCGTTGACGGCAGCGCTAAAGTTGCCGACATCGGAAAAGGTTTTGTTGAAGGGTTACTTGTGGTTGATGTGACCGCAATTGAGATCGCTTCGAACGATGAGAAATATGCCATCAAGTTACAGGGGTCGAGTCGGTCAGATTTTGCACATAATATCGTCGATCTGGCAGTGCTGGAATTGGGCGCTGCCGAGGTGATCGGCGGTGATTATGACTCCGCAACCGGTCGCTTTGTTGTGCCATTTACCACTGAAAAGAACGGTTATCTCTGGCCGTATGTGCGGGTTTATACCGATGTCAGCGGCACAATTGCAACCGGTATCAACTTTGTCGCATACATTCAGAAGCATTACCCGAAGGGTGTGACACAATTAAGCACGTCAACCAGAACGACAACCACGACCACAACGACCGTTTAATTATACCCGGTATAACTCGGACACAAGAAAGTGAGGTGGTGCCTATGGACGTATTGAGCGAAGTTTTTGAAGGCAATGGCTTTTTAACTTTAACCTTTATAACCGAAAGAAGAGATACTCTGGTTATACGTGGCAGGTGGTTAGGAAGTGGTTGTTCGGAAAAAGCTCGTGTCGGTAAGGCTATTTAAAAGTGGTTCTTCACGGGGAGCGTGTAACGCGCTCCCCACTTCTTAAGGAAAAAGAATGGATGAACGTCTAAAACTTACACACAGACTTGAAGGATACGCAAAAGGCGTAAGCGAAGAGCTTGCCGCCATCCTCGAAGAAGCGCGGGAAGAGCTTGAAGCTAAAATCGTTCATGTTGCGGCTTTGGCTGAATCGAAATCCGCTCTTCGGAAAAAGAAGGAATTAAAAAAGCTTCGATCCGAGATCAAAAAAATCCTTGCCGGATCATATAAAGAAATCGGGAAAGAGATTGAAACTAAAGCCGTTGAGATCGGAACAGCTGCCCCCGAAATCACCGACAAGGTATTAAAGAACCATTTTAAAGAAATCGGATTCAAAGTCAGTATGGATGTTCCTACACTGGACCCCAAACAGGTAAAATCATGGATCGAATCAACTCAGATCGAAGGAGGTTTTTTCGCAGATTGGCTGGAGAAGTTAAAAAAATCATCCGCTGATCGGCTCATGCGGGAAACCACAAAATCTATGATTTTAAATGAACCTTTACGGGAAACAGCAAAGCGTGTGCAAAACTCGCTTGGTGTTAGCCGAAAATCTGCAACTGACCTTGCCCTCAATGCGATTAATACCGCATATAATTATGGTGAAGTTCAAATGTATTACGAGAATGAAGACATGATATGCGGTTTCCGGCACGTCTCCGAACTCGACAGAAGGACAAGCCCCATTTGCCGCCAGCTCTCAGGCAAGAGATACGAAAAAGGGACGGAGGTAGTCCCCCCGCTCCATCATTTATGCCGGAGTTTCCTCTCCCCCATTTATTTCCTCGACAAATTAAATCGCGGGGGACGAATAATCACCCGGCAGGACAGCGACGCTAGAACTGTCAGGCACCGAGATGGAACCACAAGCACAAAATACGAAAAACGCAGGGTCAAGCATGTCCCTGAGGGAACGACCTACAGCCAGTGGTTGAAATCATTGGTCAATTCAAAAGATCCTAAAGACGTGGCGTTTGCACGCGAGGCTCTGGGTAAAACACGGTTTGATCTGCTCAAATCAGGTAAAATCAAAATGGAATCTCTCTATTACCATGGGAAGCTGCGAAATATTAAAGAACTCAAGAGGTTATTATGATAGTTTACCCTAATTCCGGTTATGACAGCTTTGTTAGTATCGAGGATGCGAATATCTATTTCTCAGGCCGTTTGCATGCTGATGAGTGGTTTGCAGCTGGTACCAATCAGGAAGCAGCACTAATGACGGCATATCGCAGTTTGAACGAGTTGAGCATTGAAATTGATCTAACCGATTCTGACGCTTTGGAGGCAATTCGAGCCGCGCAGTGTGAGCAGGCCCTCTACGAGCTTAAAACCCCTCTGGACGAGCCACATGTTCAATTTTTAGGTCTTGGTGGCAGTTTAGCTGTAAGATTGGGTGACAAAGAGCCATCCAGATATTCCGAACGAGCAATTGCTATCTTGAAGCCTTATCTAAACGCTCAAACGGTCACACGGACTAGATGAAGCCGGAACCGGTCAAAATATCCGCCACATGTAAGGACTGCTCACATTATGAGGGATGTTCCAGCCCTTGCATTTTCGTTCAGGAAATTCTCGGTGAAAATAAGCCCTTTGTGCGAGAAAAGATGGTTGAGGGAGTGGATGGAAAGCCGGTTGTCGTTTTTTGGGGTGAATCACGGGTAATAAATGAAACCCAAACAATGAAAGCAAGCAAACGGTTCGGCCAACGTTACAAAGAAAACCGCTTGTTTGAAACGAAAGATTCCCCCTGGAAACAGTTCGAACCGTCCCTTATCCAAACCGGCATTTTCATAGACCGCTTTTTCAATAAATGGAGCTATGAAGATTTAGCCGTTAAATACGGTATTACCGTCCATAATGTCCATGGCAAATATAGCAAAGCGATCAAATTGCTATTCGAAATATTAGCGGATATGGATTCCGGCAAGAAAAGGGTACTATCTGAAACAAAGAAAAGGATCGAAAAACGATCCGGTTCTATCCCGGACAATCAAAGATGGTTTTTAATGAATAAGGTTTTCGGACTTATCCCAACCGAAATCATGGAATATGAAGGGCTTTCAAGTCCGCGACCTATCGCCCATGCCATCCA